AGCAGCGTTCTACATGAACAGAACTGTTCACTCAGGCATGGCTATTCAAGCACTAGATAAATCACAAAACGTCTTGGCGATTGAGCAAGGTTTATCTCAGTTCGGATCAGCACAAAGCTACTTATCATTCTTAGGAGTTCCTCTAAGAAGAGTAGATGCGCTACTTAATACCGAATCAGCGGTTGCTTAATTTATTCATCATCAAAGGAGCTTTAAAATGATTACGGACAAACTGCTCAGAGTGAGCGAAGACCAAGCAATTACTTCAACTGCATTCTCTACTAACACTATTGATTTAGGCGTTGCTAGAGATGTAGGTGAAGGTACTGCTTTGTACATGAACTTTGCTGTTACCACTGCATTAACCAATGGTACGAGCGTACAGTTCGAGGTTGTTTCTAGTGCGAACGCTAACTTATCTAGTCCTACTGTTATAGGAAGCAGCAATGCAGTCCTTACAGCAGCACTTACAGCTGGCAAGAACGTAGTAGTACGCATTAATCCTGATATCGCTGGCAAGGGCCAAAGATATTTAGGTGCAAGATACACAGTATCTGGTACTTATAATGCAGGTAAAGTTACTGCTGACGTAGTAGAAACTATTGGTGATGGACAGAAGTACTATGCTTCTGGCTTCACCGTAACCTAATAAGGATTAACAAATGCCTATTTATAAAGCGAAAGTCAAGTGTTTTGTGGGTGAGTCCCTACGAAATGTAGATGAGGAGTTTGAGTACAACGGAAAGTTCTGCCAACACCTTGAATTAGTCAGTGGGCCTAAACCTCAGTCAACGACTGAACCTGTTGATTATGATTCAATGACTAAGCCAGAGCTGGAAGAGTATGGTCGTTCTATTGGCGTTGAGCTAAAGAAACGACAAACCAGAGAAACTCTCATTAGCCAACTTGAAGCAGCAAATAAGTAGGCATTTGTTTTCTTATTTTCTTACTGGGGGCTAGTGGTATTACTGCTGACCTCCTCTTTTTATAGGAGATCTTATGGCAACTGAAATAGATATTTGCAATCTTGCCTTAGCAAATTTAGGCGATGATGCAACTATTGCTTCGATAAATCCACCAGAGGGTTCTGCACAAGCGGAACACGCTGCAAGATTTTATCCTATTGCAAGAAATAGTCTGTTGGAATCACACACTTGGAACTTTGCATCCAAACGTACAAGTTTAGCAACAACAACTAACACTATCGCTCAATGGGATTATGCATATGTAGCACCTGCTGACATGATGACACCTGTTGCAATCATATCTCCGACATCGCAAAACGATTACGCTACAAGAATGGCTGCTGGTGATACGCCTGGTAATTTGACAGCTAATTATGCGCCAACAATCGTAGCGGGACAATATACTCCACAACAATTTGCAGTAGAAGGATCATTGATATATACAAATCAAGATGATGCCATGTTGCGATATCAATCGCTAGTAACTGATACAACTAAATTCTCTCCATTATTTGTTGTTACTTTGTCTTGGCATTTAGCATCTATGTTGGCAGGGCCAATAATAAAGGGTGACCAAGGTATGGCACAGGTTAAAAGGTGTGCAGAATTAATGAGAAATTATCTAACCAGTGCAAAACAACAAGACAATTTACATAGAGATATAACAGTAGAGCATATTGTACCTTGGACATCTGGGAGGTAATTGATGCCAAATACAAGAACTTTTCTTAAATCATTTTCTAGTGGTGAAATATCACCAGAAATGTTAGGCCGTATTGATGATACTAAATATCAACAAGGTGCTGCAAAAATGCGTAATTTTATTGCAAAACCACAAGGGCCAGCAGAAAATAGACCGGGATTGTTTTTTGTTAAAGAAGTAAAAGATTCTACAAAAAAAACGAGAATTATACCTTTTAGATTCAATGTGTCACAGACAATGGCTATTGAAATGGGCCATAATTATTTTAGGTTTCATACATTAGGTGGAACACTACAGTATACAGATGGAGCAGCATGGGCTGGCAACACTAATTATTCTATTGGCGATATAAGAAAACATAATGGTGTTAATTATTATTGTGTTGCAGCAAATACTAATAACACTCCGCCATTTGCTGCTAGTTGGTATCCACTGCCAGCAGATTATACCTATGAAATACCATCACCATATTTAGAAACAGAATTATTTGATATTAAATTTGTGCAATCATCTGACGTTATGACGTTAGTACATCCTAATCACGAACCTGCAGAACTTAGAAGATATGGCGCACAGAATTGGCAGCTTATAGATATAGATTTTACGGCAACGATATCAGCACCATCTATTTCTTCTGTAGTTGCATATATGCCTAGTTCAGCCAGCAATAACACGGACACCAACGAAGATCATGTATATGTCGTAACAGCAGTAGCGCAAGATAATATTCGGGAAAGTGCAGCATCAAGTGAGAGTAGTGTATCAAACAATATTTATGTTACTGGTGCAAAAAATACAATCACATGGAACAGAGTAACAGGTGCATCACGATACAGAGTGTACAAAGAACAAGCAGGCTTATTTGGTTTTATTGGAGAAAGAGATCACGATTCCTCTAACAATCCAAGTACATACAGCATTGTTGACAATAATATTGCACCAGATTTTTCAGTAACACCTCCAAGGTACGACACTGTATTTTCCGGTACTAATAATTTCCCTTCTGCTGTTTCTTATTTTGAACAACGTAGAGTTTTTGCAGGTACTAATAATGAACCACAAAATATATTTATGACAAGATCTGGCACCGAAAGTGATATGTCATTTAAGTTGCCAATAAGAGATGATGATCGGATTAAATTTAAAGTTGCTGCTCGTGAAGCAAACAGAATAAAACATATAGTGCCATTAACACAATTGTTATTTATGACAGAAGCCGCTGAATGGAGAGTGACTTCTGTAAACAGTGATGCAATAACACCTACATCTATTGCAGTAAAACCGCAATCATACGTTGGTGCTAACGATACACAACCTGTAGTTGTTAATAACAGCATGGTATATATTGCTAGTCGTGGTGGTCATGCAAGAGAACTAGGTTATAGCTGGCAATCTAATGGTTTCATTACTGGTGATTTATCTATAAGAGCACCGCATTTGTTTGACAACTTAGATGTTGTAGATATGACGTTAGCAAAAGCACCATTACCGATTGTTTGGATGATAAGTACTAATGGCAAACTAATAGGTCTTACATATGTTCCAGAACAGCAAGTAGGGGCATGGCATCAACACGATACAGATGGTTCTTTTGAAAGTGTGGCAGCAGTAGCAGAAGGTAACGTTGATGCAGTTTATTGCGTTGTTAAAAGAACTATTAATGGTGCAACCAAAAGATATATAGAACGTATGGGTACAAGAGAATATGCAACACAACGAGATAGCTTTTTTGTTGACAGTGGTAGATCATATATTGGCACGAATACAAACACTGCGAAGACAGTGACAATTACAAGTGGTGGAGCATATACAAAAGGCAGTATTGTTACCTTGGAATTTCCTAATAGTTTTAGTGTATTTAAAAGTAATAGCACACCTAATAACACTACAGACATAAATGATGCAATAGTGCTTATCGAAGGCACTGAAACTTATAGGTGCGATATTGTAAGTATTAGTGATGATCACACTGCGACAGTAAGATTAGACAGAGATTTGCCAAACAGTTTACAAAATACAGCTGTTAGTACTTATGAAATTGCAGAGAGAACATTATTAGGACTAACTCATTTAATAGGTAAAACGGTCAACATATTAACTGACGGTGCAGCACATCCAACAAGAGTTGTAGATTCTAATGGAGGTATAGTTTTAAATCGTGCTTCTAGTGTCATTCATGTAGGGTTACCTTATGTAAGTGATTTGCAAACATTACCTTTGGCATTGCAGATAGAAGCAGGTGGACAAGGTCGTGTCAAAAATATCAATCATGCTTATTTGCGTGTGTTTGAAAGTTCTGGAATATTTGCAGGCCCAACAGAAAACAAATTAGTAGAAGCAAAACAACGTACTACGGAACCTTATGGTTCACCACCAAATTTAAAAACAGAAGATATTAAATTAATGCTGACTCCTACTTGGCAAGAAACTGGTCAGATCTTCATTAGACAAACTGATCCATTACCATTAACAGTAGTTGGAATAACTTTAGAGTTATCTATTGGTGGATAGTGTAACCGTAACCCGATAAACTGTAGTTATAGTATAAAAATAGAAAGGTGTTGAGATTATGACAACTGGCAGCGGAATCAATTGGAAAAGTTGGGATACCGTAGGTGGCATTAGCTCAATTGCAGGTACTGTAAATAGTGCGATTGCGGCTAGGACACAAGCAAATACAGCAAAATACAACGCAGAAAGCGCAGCGTTAAATTATGAGCATCAACAAGATATGGCAAAAGTTAATGCTGGTATGTTAGAGATGGAAGCACAGCAAGTTTTTAGAGCATATAACAGGCAAATACAGCTAAAGGGACTCGAAGCAGGTTTTAAAGAAGGTAAAGCTAGAACAAGTTTTACTTCAAGAGGTATACAGCTGGGTGTTGGTAGTACAGCAAATGTATTTGCATCAAACGCTGTAATGAGGGAAATAGATAAGTTAACAATGAATAGCAATAGAATAAGGGCTGCAAACCAAATGAGGACAAAGGGAGTACAGTCTGATATTAGGTCAGAAATGTTAGGTGTATCAGCAAGTAATATGTTTGCTACTGCCTCAGCCGTTAGTCCATTTTTAAATATGACAACTACTCTAGTCTCAGGTATTGGTGATATTGCAAAAAACAAAGGTTATGGTTTATTCCCCGGAGTTAGTTAATTATGCCAACAGTACCTTTACAGCAAATACCTACAGAACAATTAGACACTGGTGGAACACCATTATTTTCTGCTACTAATATAGAACCAGTAAAGGATACGGGTGTTGCACAAGATATTCAACGTTTAAGTAATGCACAAAAACAGTTTGCACAAATAGCAGCAAATTTACAAGATCAACACGATGACATTAAATCTACTGAAGCATACACAAATTATCAAGCAGAAGCAGATGTAAAAGTAAATGAATATCTAAATACGCAACTTGGTGATGCAATAGAAACAGTAGATTATGACGTAGAGACTAAGAAACCTATAACCAGATATGACCAGTTGATAAAAGATTTGGATAGTATATCCGACAAGTATCTTGAAACGTTAGATAATCAAAGTCAAAAACAAATATTTAACAAAAAATATGCTGCATCAAAACGCATATCAGCAAATTCTGCGAGTAAACATGCATTAAGACAAGGTCGTTTAAAAGCAGACGAACAATCAAAATCAAACATTAATATGGCGAAAACTCGTGCAGTTAATAGTTTTGAAAGTTGGCAACAGGAAGACGGAGATTACAAGATTAGTTGGCTCACAGGGATTGCAGAAATAAAGCGTAATGCAGAATTAAATGGTCGTAATACTGACATAAACGCAGGGCCATTAAGTGCTAAATATTTGGAAGATTTACAAACATACAACAAAGAAGTAATGGAAGGCGTTGTAAAAAATTTATCAAAGTTACCCGGTGGACACGCATTAGCAAGAGAATATGTTAAAGCACAAAAACCAGAAGAAATAAAAGATGTAGCTACTGAGTTAGAAATATCAATTGCAGAAAAACATGATGACTACAACAAAGAACAATGTGTTAATGGTGTTTTAACTGCTAATGGTAATCAAAACACTGGTAATTTTTTAGATCAAACAAAAAAATTAATGTGTTTGAAAAGCAATCATTATGTAAATGATGGTACAGGTGCGTCTGTACATGATGGCAATCATAGCAATGTAGTAAATATTGCAGGTCAAACGCAAGCAAATAATATTGATACGTTAGAAAAAATAAGAAACGAATCGAAATTTTATAAGATTGATTCCGGTGCAACATTAATAAATGAACATCAAACAACTCACTTATTTGCCGTACAACATTTAGGAGTACAAAAAGCAGACTCTTTATACACTAAAGCTAAATCTAGTGTCGAAATAGATCCAGCTAGATACAAAGAAGACGCAGCATATGCAAAACAAATTAATGAGAAAATAATAGACAATTACAACAAGTTAATTAATGAAGAAGCTAATAAAAAATATGAAGGTGATTATGTAACTGCAATAGCTAACGATTTAGAAATAATAGAGAAGGGCATTAATTACGATGGTGATTTTACAAGTGACGTAGATTTTGTCACAGGGTTACGTCCTTTAAATGTTTTAAAACAAGAAATAAAAGAAACAATTCCAGATCCTAAGCAACAAAAATATGCTTTAAAAGATCTAGAAAATAAATACAAAAAAATCAGTAGTGAACGTACAAAAATTTATAATGAAGGTTTAAATAATGCAAAAGAGATAGCATTAGCTGAACCAGGTGGATGGAAACAACTTGAAGCTAATGGTATTGATATCGAGAATTTTACAGAGGCAGATCAGAAGATATTAAAGAACGGCCCACCAGAAGAAACGGATGTGGACACAGAAGTCGAATTAATAAACAACCCTGCCGAAGTAAGAAATAATTTACCTGCATATAGACATCAAATATCGCAATCAGATTATTTAGGGTTACAAAATTATGCGAGAAGTTTAACATCTGAAGACAAATATGTAGAAGCAACAGGTAATACCAACTTGTTAAAAGCTACTTTGACTAAAAATAAAATGGGACATTTATGGCAATCAAAAAATAAAAAGGATAAGAAGCAATATGTTCTTATAAATAACGCATGGATAGCAGAAATTAATGCACGACAAATAGCAAAGGGAAATGTAAAACTAACTTATGGCGAAAAGCTTGCCGCTCTTAATTTCGTGCTAATGGATAAAGTTGATGTTGATAGAGGATGGAGAGGTGATAGGAAAGATGTAAACTATTATCTTGTTGATACAGATAGGCTTCAAGATGTACATGTTGATATTCAACATAAAGGAAAGAAAGAAACAGTATTTATAAGCAAGATTGATCCAGATGTGCTTGCCTTAATTAAGGACTCTTTACGAAGGGCAGGTAAGACTGTTTCACAAGAGAACATAGCTCTTTATTATTTAGAAAAAGGTAGACCTAAAGACACAGACGCAGCATATGCATACAAGGAGGAGGAGTAATGTCTAACAATCCATTTGATACTTTAAACGAACTAGCTCCAAGCCAAAATTATGGAGAAAACAATCCATTTGACGATATACATGCACAAGAAGTAAAAGAAAGCGAAAGACAATTAAAACTAATATTAAACAGTGTTTCTAAGCTTGATCCAGACAGAACAGGTGAAGCACAGAAGTTAGCAGAACGTTTAAATTTACCTTCTGGTATTGCTTTAGATAGTGATGAAACCTTAGATCTATTGCGGGACAGAAATAAGGAACAAGATATATATGCATTAGATCTGGCGGCTACAAACCCCATATTGATGAGGCATTTAACTGATCCTAATTTTGCAGCAATAGCACAAGATAATGTAGAACAATTAGGTCTTATAGAAGGAACATTTACTAGTGTAAAAAAC